GTTCGGTCTCCTGTCAACCCGTCTCGTAGTTTGGGGGGGGGGTTACGGAGTCGTATCGAGCGACGCGTACCACTTGGTTGCAACGCCACCGATGGCAGCGTTGTCGTAGGCCGTGATCGTGATCTCGTAGCCGATGGGCGCGCCGGCCTGGTACACCTGATCGCCCACCTCAGTCACCTGACCGTCAGGGATGTAGGTGCGGATCACCTCGTCGCCGTCGATCACGTCGATGATGTACGAACGGTGCGGGCGCTCGCGGGTCGGGTCCACGACGATCGCGCCCTCAGCACTGACCGTCGCGCCGTAATACTCCGCGAGAGTGTCAGCGTTCGTCTGAATCAGAGTCAGCCCGAACGTGGACTCACCCTCAGTGACTGTCGAACGCACCACAGACGACTTCTGCCACGCCTTGATCTTCTCGATGGACTGCGAGTGCGACTCGGTAACGCCATCCTCCGACACGTAGCCGAGGTCATTGAACCCGGTTGGAAGCGCGGTGACCGCATCAGTTGGTGCCGTCGCCGTGGTCAGACCCGAGGCAACGACGCCATCGACAGCAACCCGAACTTCGGTAGTGTCTTTCGCCATTTCTGTTCTCCTTAGTGAGTAAGAGGCCGTGCCTCGATTGCGCCCTTCGTGGGGCTACCTGCCGGGAGAAACAGGGGAATGTGGGGTTAGAGGTTGCTGCCTCGCACAGATACGCGGCAGGTGAAGAAGTAATTGGTGAGGCTCTTGCCATCCACCGTGTACGGCGCATCAGTCGGCACCTTGTAAGGCCCGCTCAACTGGTCAACGAACGTGATCGGCTTGCCGTCCGCCGCGTTCCGAAGAATCGCCATGCACAACAGCGCCAGATTCTCCGCGTCAACCGAACTATCGGCCCACACGTTGAACCCGTACCGCCTGCGCGACTGCACGCCATCTTCAGGGCCGGAATCGTCACGGACCGTCACCATGCGTGCCGTCTTGTCGGTGGGAAGCTCGGGCTGCACGGTGACACCCGAGGAATAGGGCACAGCAGCCGCTGTGAGGCCAGCACGCAGCACCGCACAGAGCTTGCCGGTAGTTGGAGGGAAGATGATATTTCGCACGTCAGCCGCCCACCGATCCCAAAGCACGAGCAAGAGTGCCGCGCTTCGCTTCCACGCGCATGCCGATGATGGGAGCCGCACCAACCTGGACCGTCACGCGCGAACGTGACGTGAACGTGTGCATGTCGAGCGAATCCACATACGCCGGGTTCGGGTCGGACTTCGCAGCATCCAAAATCTGGCCGCCGATGTCCTCGAGGATGGCTTGCAGCTTCGGGGATTTCAGGATCACGTCAATGGAGCGAATCTGCCGGAACTTGTTAGCCATCACGACCCCCGTTTCAGATTCACGACCACGCCGTTGAACCAGCGCGCCACGTCACCATCGACCGCCCACGTTTCGCCGCGAGCCACGATGCGATCCGAAGACAGCACATCCACCTGCGCGAGGTTGTAAAGCGTCAGGCCCGTAACAACCGACTGCCCCGCAGGTAACGCCGACTCATCCGACGAACGAGGGGCAACGCGCCAACCGGTGGAGACGACCTCGACATCCGGGCCGATGATGGGATTGCCTTGGGTATCGAACTCGCCAGTTGCTGCGCCGGGGCGGAGGATCGTTACCGGCTCAGTCGGTGCGGGCCTCACAGCGTCGTCACCGGGGCGTAGACGCTGCCAGCGCCAGACGGCATCGTGTCCACCGAGAACGCCCGCGTGGTTGTGTCAGCTGCCGACAGCGACGCCAGCTCTTCATCGGTCACCCACAAGTAGCCCGGCTGGTCGCCGCCGTAAGTGGCAGACTCCGAGAACGGGCCCTCGTTGACGTTCCGCTGCCGCACGCCCTCCGGGTTACGGAACACGCGCTGCACCATATTGGAAACGACATCCTGCACCGTCTCCAACAGGTCAGGCTCGAGCGCATCAATCCGCGCCTGCAAATTGAGGGACCGCTTGCGAAGCATGCGCTCCGCACGGCCCACCCAAATATCGACCAGAGCCGTATTGGTGGGTGCGTCGTCGCCAATCCAGGAACCAATCACGTCAGCCGCAGTCGTCCACGTAGCCACAACGCACCCACCCTCTACTTACTTTTCTTGCGGCTCGCAGTCCGCTTGATTGCAGGTTTCTCCGAAGGCACCTGCTCGGCCTCTGGCGACACGTCCGCGTCAGCCCAGCCCGCGGCCCGGTAGCGAGCCTCGAGGTCACCCCCGAGACTCGCCACCGTGCCCGCTGTCGGATGCTTCAGACGCGCCAACTACTAGACCGCGTCGGTGTACTTGACGAACGCCTCGGTGTCGTTGATGAGCAGACCGAACTCCGCCTCCGCACGGATCGCCACCAGGTTGTTCTCCCAGAGCGAGGTCAGGGCACCGTTGATGGTGACCGTCGCCTGCGTGGACACGTCGTAGCTGATGCCACCGACAGCGCCCCACACGATCTGCGACCAGTCGCCACCGAATCCGCGAACGCTGGTAGCGTCGTCGCCAACGCCATCACCGAGGAACGCGTTGCGCCCGATGAGGCGGCCAGCGCTCAGGGCGGAATCCTCAAACGGGGAATCCACGAACAGCGGGCGACCGTTCAGGTCAACCGAGCTCAGGAACGTCGGCTCAGCGACGGAATCGAAGGCGAAACCGTTGAGCTTCTTCTTGTCATCCACCAGCAGCTTGAGGCCGGCAACGATGTCGCCGTAGGTGCCGCCATTCGCGGCGGTCGTGGTGCCCAGCTCGACAGCCTTGGTCGTAGCGGCAATGTTCATGCCAGCGCCGAAGGGGCTGTTGGTGCCGTACAGGGCGGCAGCGTCGAAAGCCGTACCGAACGCCTCAGCGATGTCAGCACGGAACAGCTCGATGTAGTTGCCCGGGTTGGCTCGAACCACCTCAGCCGAGACAACGGCAATCGCCGCAATCTTCTTTGGGGTGATGGTCTTGAGGCCAAGCGACCCCTTGGAAGCGGGCTTCTGCCCGCCCTCAGCCACCCATCCGGCAGTAGCCTTCGAGGTGACAACAGGGACTTCCTGCCCATTGATGCCAAGCGGCACCTGACGCGCGAGGGACTGAACGACCGAGTTACGGCGCGCCTGCGCGAAGTACGCCTGCGCCCGATCCGGGCTGAGGAATCCAGCGAAGTCGCTGGTTGTAGTTGCTGCGGTAACAGCCATGTGATTCTCCTAGTTGTGAATGAGCATCAGTGGATGCCCAAAGCGTTTTTCAGCGCCAGCTCGATGCCGTCACCGTTCAATGCAGTTGCGGGAGAACGACCCTCACCGGGGACGAGCAGTTCGCGAACGCCGCTCGGCTGCTCACCGGCCTGGGAAGGGATGAGCGACTTGATCTTTTCCGCCTTCGCCGTCAGCTCTTCCTCCGTGGAGCCCACAACGAAATCGTGGAAGTCCTCGGGGATGCCGAGCTTGGCGATGACGGACAGGCGAAGCGCCTCCGACTGCTTCTCAGCGAGCGCACGTTCCGCAGCCTCAGCGCGTTCCGTTGCCTTCTGGATCTCCGTCTTCTGGGACTCGGCCAGCTCGTCAAACTTGCTGGCCTTCGACTTCAGATCGGAATAGTCGGCGTACTTCGACTTCTCGCGGGCCACCCGATCCGCAATGATGCGGTTGAGTTCGTCCTGCGAGGCGGGGGGCGTCCACCCGCTGTTACCGCCGTTTTCCGTGGGCTCAACCACGGGTGCTTCGTCGCTCATTTGTTCTCCTTGAAACCGCAGATTGACCGCTCCGCGTGTGCGTAATCCCGAAACCGGGAAGTCTTATTCGGTGGGAAGGTCGCGGCCAACGCCGGAACCTTCCCGATACAGCCGCTCGAATTCGCGCACGTCATGCCCCTCGGGGTAGTCGCTGCGCCGCCTAATCGGCACGGGTACGCAGTCGCACTCGCCGTGATACTTGTTGCCCTCTCCGGCCGCAGCAGCATCCGCATACACGGCCCCACGAGAGGCGAGCATCACGCAGAACCTGCACGTATGGGTTCCCGTCGGCACACGCGCGTAACCCGTCCGGACCGGATCGCTGAACGCCGACCGCGAAATAGTGTCCCGGCCAGACTGCAACACCAGCCGGTTGGTCACTAGGGCAAGATTCAGCAGCGTTTGCGCCGGGTCCGGGTCCGCAGTGAAGAGCGGGCCGAGCCCCCACCGCGCCGCCGCCTTCGCCTGCGCCGAATCGGGAGGTGTTGCCAACGTGGCGCTAAACCGTGCGGCAGACGGTGGCACATCGCGCAGTTCGTCGTAAAAATCAGCGGCCAACAGCGCCGCCCCATCCCCATACGCCGCGATCAGTTCGGGGAAGAAATCAAGCAGCGCGTCACGAACCAGGATTGGGCTGCCCTGAATGTTCAGGGCAGCCCAAAACGAGGTCAGATCATGCCGCGCCAACTCCACTAACGCTTGGTTGTTGCGCCGGAACTCCGACACCTGCGCCGCTGTCGCCACCCTGCACCCCCTGTCGAATCGACTTTGCTGCTGCCACCAGCGAAGTCAGTCGGTCGCCGGCCTTAGCCCGCTGACGGTCAATCCGAAGCCGCTCAATCGTCGTCTCGTCGTAACCCAACTGCTCAAGGGCCACGTCAGAGTCAGCCATCCAGGGGAACGTCGAAACCTGCTTCGTAACCGCGTCAGCAGCGGAAGCCTTCGACGGGGTAGCCGGGTCGCGGAACTTCGCCCGAAGCTTGTACAACTCCGGGGTGGCTTCCGTGAGCCCGTCACGCAGCATCACCGCGTTCATCGCCGAACGCACCAGCCCCATGCCGAAGACACGGTTAGCGCCCTCAGCCTCGACAACCAGCTCTTCCTTCGCCGCGAAAATCGCCTCAGCCGAAGCAGGGTTGTCCTGCACGATGCCAAGAGACGAAACAGGAAGGTTCTGCTCGGCGGCGAAGTTCTGCGCGATCTGCCGCAAGTGAGCCAAGTGGGGCTCCATCGACATCTGCGGGAACTGCCCCACCTCGGGCTTGTTGCCGTCATCATCCAGGCCGATAGCGAGCATCCGGCCCATGACCGTCTGCCACTTGTTCACCGTCTGCCCGTCGGCATCCTGGAACGCCGACTCATCGGCCCCCATCAACCACCGCTGCGGCGACGAATAGAACTCCGCGGACACCTCAGCGCGCAGCATCGCCCGAATGGCCTGGTCGGTCAGGGACATGACCGTGCGCGAGATCCGAGAATGGCCGAACGGGCGCTCAAGCTCCGGCTGGTACACCATCGGCTCAACCGGGACGCGACCCAACGGGTTCGACTGCTCGAAAACCCGCCACGACGTGCCCGACTTCACCATCGTCAGCACCCGCGCAGGCAAGTACATGACGAAATGGACAGGCAGCCCGTTCGCGTCAGTGGCGACCACCGACAAGAACGCCGACATGCCGCGCCGCCGCGAATCCCAAATGCCCGCACCTGTCAGCGCAGAACGAACAGTCTGCAAAATCTCCGGTTCGCCGGACTGCACATCACCGCGCGTCGTCGCAATGAACGCCGTCGCATGCACAAGCGCCGAAGTGATCGCCTGCGGAATCAGCATGTCAAGCTGGTTCTCAACCTGGATCCTCGACAACCCAAACGGGTCCGACTCCTGCCCGGGCACCACGAAATCATCGAAGTTGCAGCGGCGCGCCAGAACGTTCACGCCCTTAGCCGGCCAGCCCAAAGCAGTCTCGATGTTCCGCAGCTGCGGTGGAATCGAAATGCCGAGATCCTTCAGTGGGTTCTTCGTGTCGTAATACACGGAACGCAACTGATTACGCGCCAACTTCGACTGCCAAACATCGATTAGGGAATCAAATGTGTTCTGGTCTGAATGGTCCAGCTGGGGCATCGGGAAAAGGCTCACATCACCACCACTTTCCGTTTGCGTTCGCCGCCAGTGGGCGTTTTCTTTTCAAGACCGGCAACCGCAACCGTCAAAGCGACGAGCGGGGTTATATCAATGTCCGACTGCTTGCGCGACCAATACCAAGACGCGCCATCTTGCCGCCAAGACTGCTTCGCACCCTCAACAGCAGGATTCAGCACCTTCTCGTCACCCAAATGCACGAAACGGCCCTGCGTCACCATGTCGAAGAACAGCCCGCACGCTTGGATGTAATCGGTGAACTTAATCGGCTTCACGCGCACGCCGTCACGCTTCCAACCCGGGATCAGGGCCTCAGTAGCGGGGCCAGCGATGGTCACAACCGCGTCAGGCTTCCACCGCTCCGAAAGTCGCTTCAAGCTCGACCCCAGCCACGACGTACCCACGCCAGTCTCGACAACCTCGCCGTGCACCTTGCCATCCGCACGATGAGACACCAACGCGATAGAAGCCGAATCCCTCGACGGCGAAATGTCCACCGCGAACACCAGACGTTCACCCGGTTCCGACTTCTCATCCGCAAGGTCATTCCATGTGGATGCAGGAAACACCGACTCGCCGCCGAGTTTCGCCCAGATGCCAAGACGTTCACGCTTGAACTCTTCGTCGCCCATCGCTTCGCGCTCGGACTGCACATGCTCGAGCGACATGCGCCGCCCAAGACCGGGGTTCGCCATTGCTACGGCTTTGACGTCATCAGGGGCAGCGTCGTCGGGTGCCGACCACTCGAAATATGCAAGCCGCTCAGACTCGCCTAGCATCGCCCGTTCGCGCAACTCAGCTAGAACCTCGCTACCAGCCATGCCGGCAGATGACGCGTACCAAATCTGCGGATCGCCGTCCATTGACTTAGCCGCCATCGTCGGAAGCATCGCCGCCATCGCGGCCTGCGAAAGGTTGTAAGCCTCGTCCAGAATGATTAGGTCTGCGGAGAATCCTCGTGCAGAGCCCGCGGAACGGGCCATGAAGAGGATGCGCGACCCGTCCTTCAACTCGATGCCCTCAGAGCCGTGAGCGGTCGAAACACGGGCCACCTTCGCATCTAGCTGTGGCACGTTCTCAATCAGGAACAAGATGCGCCTAAACGCTTCCTGCGCGGTCTTGAAGAGGTGGGCCGAGTGGATGATTAGCCGCTCATTTGGCATAGCAAAAAGGCCGACAAGCTCGCGAGCCTCAATGACCGACCCCTTGCCCTGCTGACGCGGGACAACGAGACCAACCTCAAACGCAGCATGCTTGCCGTCTGGTCGCTCGAGCAGTGATTTCTCGATGACGAACGCCTGCCACGGGTCAAGGATGAGGCCAGCCTTAGCCGCGAGAGCGATAGCACCAGGCCCAACACGGGACTCGCCGTTGGGGATCAACCGTACCCTAGGCTCCTGATGCCCGAGAACTGCTCCAGCCGGCGAGGTCAGAGATGATTGCGTCAATCTCGTCTACCCCCCCGGAGTCCGCTTCAATCGCCTTGATGCGGTCAACGACTTCCTCACGCCGCTTCGTGAGCGCCGCAATCGTGTTGTGCGGTGGGTTCGACTTCAGGGCTGCACGAATAATCCGCAAGTTGTCGCGTGCCTCTTCGAGCGCGTCCACGGCATCGTCTGTCGGCTCGAGCCGCAATGCGACGCCGACCGCCTCGCCCGACTCCGCACGCTTCTTCGCATCGCGTTCAGACTTCTGCCGTCGCGCCGCCTCCTTGCAGGGGTCGCACGGTGCCTCGTTGGCCTTCAGATGGCGTCGGTAAGCAGCGAAAGTTCCGCACTCTTGGAGGTCCATGTCTTGACTCCTTCTGATGAGCCCAGCCATTCCTCAACAGTCTTGGCTTGTTTCGATACATTGCAGCGGCGACAAGCCAGCTTCACGTTCTCCCAAACGTGCAACCCGCCTCTGGAAATCGGGATTACATGCTCGAGGGTTGCTTTGGTCGGGTTGTAGCGGCCTTCGGTAGCGCGCAGGAACAGCATCGTGACGCCGCAGTAGCAGCAAGTGTCTCCATCGCGCTTGCGAACGCGAAGGGCGGTGATCCCGTCATCATGCCGTCTGCCGCGGATGCGTGCCCGGCGAACGTGGACGCCCTCGATTGCCAGTAGTACGCGCTTCTCTTTGTGCTTCTCGTACCGACGTGCTTCCATCGCCGCGACAGCCTCCGGGTTGGACGCCCGGTAGCTGGTCATGCGTGTCTTGATTGACTCCGCATTCGCCTCGTAGTGCCCCTTCATCTGAAGAGATCGGCATGCCTTGCATGAGAGCCTGTGGCCATCAGGGCCTCGGGCATCTTTGTGATACTCAGACAGCGGCTTGCTCGTCGCGCACTTACTGCAAACACGCAAGGTAGACTCGGCCATATCAACCCTTCACCGGTTGGTCACACCCCGGTCTGTTAGCGCAGACGCGGGGCTTTCTCTTGGTCAGGAACCTTGCCGGGCAACGGGACGTAGACCCGGTAGACGTTGGGGAGGGAAAAGCGCCT